CTACCAAGCAGAATACTGAATCAGGTCTAGTCCGTATTGACCTATCACAACCAGTAGTTCCTAATAGCCTTGTCTTTGCTTATGCTTGGGATGTGTGTGCTACTGGTGAGACTGTTACTGCTAATTCAACTGCCTTCCTTGGTTCAACAGATCGGGTAGCCTTTGCTGTCCCAGGAGATGGTGTTTGGATTGAATCATCTGCAGTTAAAGTTGAGTCTGGTTATTTACAAACAGGTTTTATTCGTTACAACACTTTAGAGAATAAATTATTTAAGTTACTTAATCCTAGAGTAGACACTACAGATGGCGCTATCAGCATCAAGTCTATTGATTATGAAGATACTGAGTACAACATAGGCGGCTTTGCTCAAGGTGCTACAACAAGTGAGATAGGTATACCTTATCCTGCTCAGGCGCAAGAGTATCTTGCATTTAAATTTACTATCTCTAGATCATCAACTGATTCAACTAAGGGTCCACTATTTACTGGATACCAACTAAAGTCTTTACCTGCTGTACCTCGCCAAAGAATAATCCAATATCCTCTATTCTGTTATGACCACGAGAGCGATAACTTGGGTGTTGAGGTGGGCTATGAAGGTTCAGCCTATGATCGGTTGACTCAGCTAGAAGCGGTAGAGAATATAGGAGATACCATTAGAGTAGAAGATTTTAGAACTAATGAATCTTATATTGGATTGATTGAAGAGCTTGACTTTATAAACAAAACCCCTAGCGATAGAAGATTCTCCGGATATGGTGGAATGTTAATGGCTACTATTAGATTGATATGATGATATGACACCTAATGAATGGGCAGGACTAGCAGTAGCAACAACGACCCTGATTGGCGCCCTGGCAATAAGCGTTAGACACCTAGTTAAATACTATCTATCAGAGCTTCGCCCGAATGGAGGCTCAAGTTTACGAGACTCCGTTGACCGCCTTGAACGACAAGTGGAGGAAATAATAAGTATACTTATCCGAAAACAATAGGGGGAAATAATGGCAGTAATAGTTTACACATTACCAGATTGTATCCAATGCGATATGACCAAGAAAGTTTTAGATAAGTATAAAGTGCAGTACTCATCAGTAGATATGAGTGAAGATGAGGATGCTAAAAAAGTTGCAGAAGATTTAGGATATAAACAAGCACCTGTAGTTGTATATAACAACTTCCATTGGTCAGGATTTAGACCAGATAAGATTAACGCACTACATTTATTACTAATAGAAAAAGGAATAGAGAAAATTGAGCGATGACAACTGTTGCAAAGAAAGCCACACCTGCTGCGATTGCTGTACTGAGACAAGCCACTGCATTAAGACCCAAGAGGAAGAAAGCAAGCGATGGTCTACTACCATCTGCTGCTCACCTAAGTCAGAGTCCTAACTCAGACCACAATACAGGTTATGCTGTAGATCTAACTCACGATCCAGTAAATGGTATTGACTGCTTTGATATCTACGAAAGGTTAAAAGCAGATAAGCGGGTTAAGTATTTAATATTTACCGGTAAGATCTGGTCCATTAATAATGGCGAGAAAAAATATACTGGTTCAAATAAACATATAAAGCATCTACATATTTCCATCAAAGACAACTGCGGTAACGATACGTCACCTTGGTTTGCTTGGATGGGAAAAGCAACAACACTCAACAAGGTAGCAGCTTCAACGAAGCGACTACCAAAAAAGGAGAATCAATGAAAGATTTAATTGCTAAGTTAAAGAGCAAGAAGAGTAAGGCTGCTTTCAAGTCTTATCTTCGAGCAGTACTAGCATCAGCAATAACAATGGGATTAGCACTAGCGGCTGACCTAGCACCAGAACAAGCAATCTTAATAGGATCAATTGCAGGACCACTAGCTAAATGGGCAGACAAGACTGAGAAAGAGTACGGTCTAGGAGCGAAGTAATTTAGTTCTACTGCGAGGTAATACGGAGGCCACCCTTTAAACGGGGTGGCTTCTTTTTTGTTGTCTAAATTTCCCTAGCAGGATCATCTATTGGGCAAGGAACTATAACTAGATTGCCACAGTTAACACAGGTTGCATCTAACATATACCAGGATATCTCATAGTTATCAAAGGTAGCTAAGATAGAGAAGACTTTAGAACCACAAGGACAAGCGTGTATTGGACCTAAAGATCTAAGATCTGTACCAAATTTCGGTGGTAGTTTATCTTTATTTTTTCGCAGGGTTGGTAGACGGAACATCCTATGGATACCTAGTGCGGCGCTTCAATGCGCCGCCTCTGGATTAACTCGCCTCACGGCTCGTAGTATAACCATTTACCCTCCAGTAACCGATATCATCGCATCCACGGCGTGTCGCTAGTGCCTACTACTAATAATTTATTTCGGTGCTATAATTATTTCAAGAGATAGGAGATTAGATTGACTGCAATAATCGGTATTCAAGGTAAAGGCTGGGCAGTAATAGCCTCAGATTCAATGACTACCTATACTGATAAACCTTATATTGCTAAGGGTTATGACAAGATAGTTAAGGTCAATGAATATCTAATAGCTGTAGCAGGTGATGCTACTGCTGGAGATATTTTAAATAACTTATGGCAACCACCGAAGGTAATTAAAACTCAAGAGCCTGATCGCTTCTTAATGATTAGAGTTCTACCATCTATTAAACAAGCCCTGACCGATGCAGGTTATGATCCTGCACCTAAGAATAAGAGTGATGATGACTCAGGTTGGGATGCACTACTTTGTTTTAATGGAAAGATATACCAGATCAGTGATGACTATGGGTATATGAGAGATGATAGAAACTTCTATGGCATAGGTTCAGGTGGTGGTATAGCTCTGGGTGCGCTAGTAGCACTAGAGAGTGAAACCAAAACACACGCTAAAGCAGCGAGTGCTGCAAAGAAAGCAATCAATATTGCTATACAGTACAACGTATGGTGTGGTGGCACACCTAGTATCAAGACACAATTTACTAAGTAAGGAAGGTTTATGATAGAAATATATTGGCAACTACAGTTTCATCTATTAGACTTAGAGATGTATAAATTTATTCTAGAATGTTTTATTAAGTGGGGATTAGAGTGAGCGATCCAAAGCAGTTATTGATTGATGTTCTACGAGCTAAAGATGCTGGTAGATCTAGATCAAAGCAAACCCAGGTAGGTCCATCAGAGTTAGGTGGTTGCCGTAGAAAAGTTTGGTATCGTCTAAATGGGCGAGATGCAACTAATGATAATGAATTAAAGTTGGCTGCCATTATGGGTACTGCTATTCACGCTGAGATTGAGAAGGCTATATCAGCACTTGACCCAAAGGGTGAGAAGTATTTGGTTGAGACAGAGGCTGAGTTTGAAGGAATGAAAGCTCATATAGATTTATATATACCAGAGACCGGAGATGTGATAGATTGGAAAACCGTTAAGGTAAAAAATCTATCCTACTTTCCTTCGCTACAACAGCGTTGGCAAGTACAGGTGTATGGCTACTTGCTTGAAAAGTCTGGGAAAGGGAAGCCCAAGACTGTTAATCTAGTAGCCATCGCCCGTGATGGTGATGAGCGAGATGTTAAAGTTCATTCAGAACCATATGATCCAGCACTAGCACAAGATGCTTTGAACTGGTTATCAGCTATCAAAGAGAGCGCAATTGCACCAGAGCCAGAGCGCGATCAAAGTTACTGCAGATTCTATTGCAAGTACTTTGATGAGTCGGGCAAGATTGGATGTACTGGTATAAAAAAAGAACTTATCAAAGAGGGTGAAGTATTTATAGACAACCCAGAGGTTGACACATCCGCTTTGAAATATCTACAATTAGATGCAAAGATAAAAGAACTTACTAATGAGAAGGAGTCATTAAAGAGTTCGTTAGAAGGATTTACTGGTCAGACTAATAGTGGTATCCAAATTAGTTGGAGCACCATAGCTGGTCGAGAGTCAGTAGATATCGATGAGGTTAAAAAACTTCTCGGTAATGTACCAATTAAAAAGGGACAGGAATCAGTACGATTAACTGTCAAACATAGTGGAGGTAAGTAATGGCTGCAAATGCAACAACAAAGATACAAGTTAACTACGGTAAAGATGGTTCACTTATAAATATTTATGCCGACAATGCTAAAGAATTAGAAGAACTGTTGGCAGCAGTTCAAGATACAGCGACTCTTATAGAGTCTGTAGGTGCTTCATTAGGTAGAGTTAATGTAGCTTCTAGTAATGGTGTAAGCGCTATTTCTTATGCTAAAAAAGCATTAGGTGCTACATCAATAGCAACAGATACTGATGGTGATGTACTTACAGATAAGTTTGGTTCTGTATATACATACAACAGAGCTGATGCACCTGATTGTGTTAATGGAAAGATGATACATAAGGCTGGTGTTAGAAAAGATGGCTCTCCATATTGGGCTTGGTGTGATCCAGCAGCAGGACCAAAGCCTGTACGTATGGGTCCTGGCTATGTAAAGGTTGATCCGATTTATCCAGACTCTGTATCAAAATTTAAGAAATAATTTATGCGGGTTCCTTGGGAATTTGAGAACCCGTTATGTGCAGAGGTTGGAATGGAAATATATTTCCCCGATATAGAAGATCCAAGCCATCGGGTTCATACTAGATCTGCAGTAAGCATTTGTAATAGATGTCCCCATTTAGCAGAGTGTGCCGAGTGGGGTATTACCCAAGAATATTTCGGTATCTGGGGTGGATTAAATGTTGATGAAAGAAAACGTATTAGATCTACTAGAGGTATAACTTTAAAGAAGGAAGACGTTGCTTAATTTAAACAGGGCGTGGCGTGGGTCAACCACTAATGCAACACCACTACCTGACGTATGGGAAGCTCTATCTAAAAAACAGATTAAGTTTCGTAGAGGTCAGGTATGTATGATTGCTGCTGCGCCCAATGTTGGTAAGAGTATGTTTGCTCTTATCTATATAATCAAAGCAAAGGTTCCTACTTTATTCTTCTCGGCAGATACAGATACTGCAACGGTAATGATGAGGGCAGCAGCCCACTTATCAGGACACAGCCAGATTATGGTGGAGAATAACTTAACTAGTAACCGTCATTACTACGATAAGCATCTAGGTAATTTAGATAGCATACAGTTTGTCTTTGATTCATCACCATCATTAGATGATATTGAGTTAGAGATAAAAGCCTATGTTGAATTGTTTGGAGTTCCACCAGAGCTGGTTGTAATAGATAACCTAATGAATGTGGCAGCAGAATCTGATAATGAGTGGGCAGGACTTAGATCTATTATGGTGGAGTTTCACGATATGGCTCGTAAGACTGAGGCTTGTGTGATGGTATTGCACCACGTCAGCGAACAGAGTGAGTATGGCAAGACCACTGAACCACCTGCTCGTAGAGCAATTCACGGTAAGGTATCTCAATTACCGGCACTAATACTTACGCTTGGCTTTGATCCTTATAACAAAGTATTAAAAGTAGCAGCAGTTAAGAATAGATTTGGACCGCATACTGCAGATGGCTCTGACCACGTTGGTTTATTTGTTAACTATGAGGTGTGTCAGATCAGTGATTCAGATGCAATGGGTAGAATGTATAGAAGGGATGCTATTTATAGTGACTCCAAAATACAATAAGACTAAAGGTGCAAAATTTGAGACTGATGTAATGAAATGGTTTAGGAAGATGGGTCTAGTAGCTGAGAGGCTACGTCTATCTGGCGGTGAGGATGAGGGTGATCTAGTAGTTATAGTTGCTGGTGAGACTTATATCTTTGAGTTAAAGAATACTAAGAAGTTAAATCTAAAGGAGTTCTGGGATGAAGCGCAAAAAGAAGCTGCTAATTATT